TCTACGTTTCCTTCACCTTTTGCCATTTTTTTTCTCAGTCTCTTGGCAGCACCAATTATTGTAGATAGTTCTGAACGAGCCATAGAATACTCGTGATCTTTTCCTTTTTCCTCGTTCATTTTTTTCTTCGGTTTATCAGTTGAAACATAAGTGGGTTTTGCAGCACCAGTTTTTGCCTGTTGTCCAGGGTCTGCTGCCTTTTTTCTTCTCGCGGCAGATCGTCTTTCTGCCTTTGTCATACTCGCTCTTTTTGCAGAGGAGACACACTTTGGAGTTCCTTCGCCAGGTTCATCACTCGCACAAGTGCCACCAGTCACCACATTTACCCAACCACGTATACCCTCTTTTGATTTGGACTTGCCAAACCAGTCACGAAGACCTTCTTCATTCATCTGTTTTGTTTTCTTTTTCATAGAGTTAATGAATTTTCTGTAAACAGCAGCTTCTGAAGTTTTTCCTGCTACTCTTGCCCTTTGTTCCATAGCAATTGCTGCTTGAATTTTGTGAGCATGAGATCTTCCAGAGTTTCTTATTTTTGAGACACTCTGTTTTGCAGTCTGAACATCTTTAAACCCTAGTCCTTGAATTGTTCCTTTTGGATCTTCATCTGTATAGAGATCAGAGTGTTTATCAGACTTATCTGGTTGTCCTGGTTTCTTTGGAATGCGAGGATCGTTCATTTCACTGAAAGGTGACCTTGATTTTGTTTCTTCACCCTTTGCTCTTTTTTTACGAGCAGCACAATGAGCTTTCTGAGAAAATCCACTAGGATTATCGCAGTTTATTGATCTTTTGTATTTGTTAGACCAACTCATCGAAAAAGATATTACTCTTTACTATTTAGAAAACCTTGCTTGAGTAGTTTAGACAGATCTGATGTTGATCCAACAAATACAGCATTATTGGTAACATTATTAGATGTTTTAGGTGAATCTTCTTCAACCTCTTTTAATTTCTTTTGAAGGTCAATTAATTTATCAGTTGTATCTGCAACATTCTTAATAAGTTGACCTGCAACTTCATAAGCTCTAGGAGATCCACCCTCACCAGCAAGTTCCATTATTCCATTAATTGCTTCTTGACCTTTTTCAATCAATGAATATAGATTCGCTCTTGTATATTCATAATCTTTTTTAATATCTTCTGATGCAGTTTCAATAGATTTAACTATTTCCAAAGATTCTGTCTTGATGTCTACTATCTCACTAGTAGTATTCAGAGCTTTATCAATTGCATTAAAATCATCTGGCATAACTTACGTATCATACATCAATTTGTCTTGGTGGACTATATTCTCTAGAATCTTGGAAGAAGTCTAAGTCTTCGTTGAATCCAAAATCATCGCCAGGTGGTATCAATGCATCATCAGTAGAGTTTATAACATTATCATTGTTATAATCTTTAAGTGCTTTTGGTGTTACTGTGTAACGCATTTCCCTCTTAGCAGTTGCAACTTTTGTAGTTGCATATTCATTGACAATGACCTTACGAATAAGACCATCGGTAGTATCAGATATTGCACCAAACAGATACGTTTTTGCCGTAAACTGTAATGTATATATCAGAGCTCTTCTAGTTGAAAAATTTCCTTCATAGTTATCAGTAAAAGATATATTATCCAAAACTATAGCAACATCCTTTTTTTCACCGATGGAATCTAAAAAATTCATCGTCACATTAAAATGTGGTTGAAAATATGGCAAAATTTGTTCAACAATTTGTAAAGCATCGTCATTTAACTTACATAGTATATTCAACTCAAATCCAATATTGTATGGAACTGGCATATAGACTTTTTTCATGTTAGTGCCATCAGAGGTTTTAAATGATGTTGTCAATGAAGTTTTTCTTGAAGAATCATATTGTATAGAAGTCATTTCAAATGACATTCTTGGTAATGTAATCTGTACAGCTTTGTTTAGATCTGATTGCTGCTCAATTCTTGCCAAGAACTTTTGCATGGGTCCATAGGCAATAGGAACTTTCATATCGCTCAAAGTTTTTCCAGTATCACCTGAATGTTTGATATGGATATCATTGAATAATGTTCCGAAAGCAATTACTGTCTTTCTAAGAATCTTGTGATAAAAATAGTTTCCTAACATTAATAACTACCAAATGGATTTGACTCAGAAAAATCTAATATTTGATCTGCGATAGTTTCTATCTGATCATTTTGTGCGTATGGGTCGTATATATCTTCGGTCTCATAAGTTGAAACCACATATCTTGCAGAAGAAGCTGCACCAACGACTTCTTCTCCCTTGTAAAATACTCCAGTATTTATGCCAACCTTAAGAACTCTAGTATCGACATCCCAATTCTTGACTCTTGCAGAGACTCTAGATTGTTCGCCAATGACTTCTTCATTAAAGAGATAAGTTCCAACTCCAGATATTCTAGGAGGGTTTGCTACCCATGCAGTTATAACACCAGTATATCCATTGCCAGGGTCTACGATTCTTACGGCAGAAATTCTATTAAATGAATTTATTTGTGCCTTTAGAACAGCAGTATTTAATCCCACTTTATCACTAAAACTACTTCCAATACTTATAGTTGGTGGAGAAGTATAACCAGTTCCTGCAAAAGATACAACAACTGAGGTTATTGTTCCAGCGGACCCAACTACTGCATGTCCAGTTGCGGTAGAACCTACACCAGATGGTGCAGAGAAGTTTACTACAATAGTTTTATTTGGATTATAAAAAGTTCCTCCATTAGTTATCGTTACTATTCCAACTGATCCATTATTAATAGAAGAAGTTGCTTGAGCTGCAGTTCCAGTTGGGCGTTCAACAAATACTCTAGGAATAGTTGGATATCCTTCACCCGAATCAGTGATTGCAATATTTGCAACTCCAATGTAATTTTTTTCAATACTACAAGTTGCTGCAGCACCAACTCCTTTACCACCAGATATGGTTATGTTTGGTGGTACAGTATATCCTGAACCAACGTTGGTCATCAATATTTCCGATATAGAATAAACACCACCACGATTTGTTGTTATTGCTACGGCAGTAGCATTGTTATTTGTTGGAGATGCTGTAAATGATACTGTTGGGACGCTAGTATATCCAGATCCATCATTATTAAGGAACAATCTCCTTACATATCCACCATTGGTTGCATTTGCTGATATTGTGGCAGTTTCACCAACTCCTATGAGGGACAATGTTGTAATATAACCTTCTTCGTCCAGAACACGATCAATTTCATCAACTGATGTGTCAACAATTTCATCCTCATATTCATACAGTTCGCATTTCAGTTCATAAACATATCCTTTTCCAAGTTGATAGAATGGATCTTCATGCTCAACAAATTTCACTTCAAAAAGTCTTTGTCCAAGAGGAAAATATACTAAATCTCCTTCCCTTGGTCTTGAAATAGCATCTGGGTCAACTTCTGCATCTGGCAATACCTCTAAAAATGGTGAAATAAAATCTTCAAATCTTTCTTTTGAAATTGTGATAGTCAATTCATCTCTTAAAGACATTCCAAATTTTGTTAGGATATCTCCAGCTCCGCTATAACCTTCATAAGTATTGACGTATGCTTCTATTAAGAAGTTATCATCAAATTTTGAAAACTGTATTTCTCTTAGGTCGATTGATATGTCGCTAGTTCCATATAACTTTTGTTCTGCTATTACTTTTCTTGGAATATATGCAACTTCAACACCAAAAATCCTTAACTGTTCATTGATAAGATCCTGAACGAGTCTTTGTTCTCCTTGAGAACCTTGTAAGAAAAAGGGATTTAATGCCATTATCCAATAAAGTCGTAAGGAGGGAGTTCGTGTTCAAGTGCCATTGTTTGCTTCAATGCTTGTAGTTCTCTCTCAGCATCTTCGTATATTTCTCTTCCGTTCAGTTCAATACCACCAGGAAGTTTTACTCCCCTAAACTTAATCATATTTTGACCCCACTGCCTCTTAATAAGAGAAGTCAAATATTTCTTAAGAAAACTATCGTTGAATACTTTACTAAAAGATGTTGGATCTAAAGCCCTGTAACAATCTATTATAAAATACGTATTTTTAGCTTGAGATCCCCAATCTATATCGAGATATAATCTATTTTGTCTTTTATTAAATCTTATTTGTTTGTCCGTTGTAAGTAAGTAATCAATATCTTCTAAATAACTTTTTGTCATATTATATTGGAGAAGTTCAACTGAGTTAAAATAATATAAATCATTCAAGAATAACTGATATTTGATACTAAACATTCCAGAAGATATTGAACTTGAATCAAATCGAAATATTCTTTCAATACCTATTACAGTATCTGGAACTTGAATATAATTTGAAGTTTCGTAGAAGTTAAATGTTGTAGTTCCATAACCAGTTATACTAGAAGATCCAGTTGTTGTTACTATTCCTACTCCATTTGTATTTTTTGCTGTTCCACGATCAATATCACTCTGAGAAATTTTGTATTTGAGATACATTCTTTCAACACCATCAAAATGTCTTTCTTGAAAGTATTGAATAGCATCATCAACTAAATCATCTATTTGATCCTCATCTACGTTAATCTCCAGCACTGGAGCACCAAGTTTTCTCAAACAGTAATCTATCAGTTGTTGCCTAGTGCTAGGTTGTGCCATTATTCTTCTCCTAAATCTCCTAAAGTTTTTACTCTAGATTCTTTTCCGCTAGATTTATTAGTATTCTTTAGTAAATCGAGTTCTTTTTGAATGTCAAGATTTGCCATTAATAAAGTATTTTTTTCTTTCGAAAACTCTTGCACTATAGACTTGAGTCTTGCTTCCAATAAAAGATTGCTCGATGTTAATGAATTTATTTTTTCATTATAAATCGATATCAAAATATTCACATCAATTTCACTATTCATATTAGAAAGTTCCTCCGTCTAAGGTATCAGTCCAAACTGGAACATTGCTTGCATTTGTTGTTAAAACAAAGTTTGATGTGCTAGCATATCCAGTTTCTGGTGAGTTTGTGCTAATGATTTTTCCTTGTGAATCAAAATAGAGAGATCCTCTAGTATGTATACCAGAGACTGCCCAGTCAAGATAGATTGCACCAACATCAAGAGTACCCTTTACTCCAGATATTACATTACTGGTGTTTGTTGCGGTTGGAATAAATGTCCAATATCCAGTACTATCATCATATCCATAAAATCCTAGTTTGTTACCACCAGTTCCACCAACACCAGTGTTATAACTGAAAGCAACACCACGATCCGTGTTAGTGTCGTATCCAGTTGTGATCGTTAATCTGGTTGTTGTAGAAATTCCTCCAGATTGAACAGTATCATTGATTGTAATAATCTTATTACTAGTATCAATTGCAGTAATCGTTGAAAGTCCAGAAGGAGAAAGATTTGTTGATCCAGAAACTACATCATTTTGATTCAAACCAATAATAGAATCTAATCTGATGGTGCTAACCCCAGCAACAGCATTAGAAATTACAACTCTTTCAGTTGTAACATCTCCAAGTTTAATGATTGGGTCGTTAACAGTTGCGTTTGTTGAGTTAACTGTAACTGTAGTACCATCTACTTGTAAGTCACCCTTAATAACTACAGTGCCTTCATTACTTTTACCATCGGGAAATGGGTCAATAAACAATACATTTCCAGATCCAGATTTTGTTGAAATGGTATTTGAAGAAATACCAATATTATCGAATGAAGCTCCGCCAAGATTGATAAAGTTTCCAGTGTGCTGAATAGTTCCAACAAAAGTTGAAAGACCAGTAACATTAAGTGAGTTATTGATACTAACATTTTGTGAAGTAATGTTATTACCAGTGATTGTATTGAAAACTGTTATGTCACCAGCGGTTATGATTCCAGAGGATGTTGTAGATCCATCAATGTTAACTGCAAAAACAGTATTGCCACCGATTTTAATATCAAAAACCTTTGAACTTGCAGCTGATGCTGTATTAGTTACATGATAACAAACGCCAGTAAATGCAACTCCAGCGTTATTCCAAGTTACCCCAACATCAAGCGTTGGTGCGTTTGCAGTAAGTGTTCCTTGATTTACTCTATTAGATCCAGTAATAGAATCTACTGTAAATCTATCTACTACTCCATCATTAATCTTTAACTGTTGAGAAGCCCCACCAGTGAATATAAAATTTCCAGTCCCATTTGGAGAAAGGATTATATCTCCGTTTACGTTTTCACTAGAGAAAACGTTTCCGTCCAAACGAAGGTTATCAACGTTCCATTGATCAACCTTTCTATTATTGTCCATGATGGCAACAATGCCACCATCAGAGTTCCTACTGTTGACAACTCCTTGAACAGATCCAGGTTGGTGATCCAACATGGAGGTATAATAGCGTCCACCAACTGAGAGGACGTTTGATCCATCATCACCAATAAAGATACGGTCCTTATATTGGTTTACACCACCATAGCTACCAATACCTGTAACATATGCCAATTCACCCCACTGTAGGGATCCTGGTATATTAGTACCACTAGATCTTTTGACCCTGATGATACTTGCCATTAGAAGTTACCTCCGTTGATGTCTAAATTTTGAGTTGTTCCTGGTGTCAACTCCATTGTTCCTTCCCACTTAGCAGTCGATGCATTATAAACCATAATCATTCCTGTTTGTGGATTGTTAATACTAACATCATTCAGACCACCCAAATTACCAGCACCTCCAGCACCACCAAGTGATGAAACTACTTTAATGGCGTTTTGCTGCCCTACTCTAACTCGAATGTCTGCCATTACCTTGTTACTCCCTCTCTAACTAATGCCATTCCTTCAATAACTCTTGTTTTTGTTCCGCTTCCGTTGTTGCTTGCAACAACAACATCGTAAACATATCTACCAGGTTTTAATGAAGATGTTATGGAAGAACCCAAAGATATTTGGACACTTCCACCAACAGCATTCGGTATTGAAGTAGCAAATACTGTAGAAGCACTACTACCAGAATGTTTACGCATTAAAGCATCTACTCGGTATCCAGTTAGATTGAAACCAGAACTAGAATTGCTACTTTCTAAAGTAAATGTTTGTGTAAAATCCGTGCCACCATTAATGACAAGATTTGAAACATATACTGCTGCCATTTAAACACTCAGTACCTATCTTTATTTATATTTTACCTTTACCTAGTATCACTTAGTAATGCTGTAAGATTTTCTTGCTGTTTAAAAAATAATTTAATATATGATTTAGCAATATTTTTTAGATATTCTATATCATTGCAAGAATCTATTTCTCTTGATAGTTTTTCATACTCAAAGGATTTGGTAAAGTTCTCAAGTTCTATTTCAGATGGATCCATTTTTTTGTAGTAGTTGGTAGAGGAGGGACTTAATTTCGCTTATTTCATTTTTCAATAAATCTATTTCAGTTTTTTCTTTTCGTTTTCTCTCTCTTAGTTTACAATATTCATTATATGCACTTGTATCAGTATTTACAATTGCTCCACTATTTTCATCTCGATAGAGATTTTTATGTCCATCAACTTTCATCATGCAAGTGCAATCGCTCTAAGATCTTTAAATCTTGGGGCATACGCTTCATTGGTTCCAGATGCCACAATCTTGATTATGAATCCAGTGAACTGCTCTAGATTGTCAGATGTAAACTGATATTCTAAGAACTCATTATCATCACTAGCACGAACAAATGCATCAGGTTTTCCATCATTACTTGATGCATCAATCACTTTATCACCAAAACCATCCCCATTAGTGTCTGTGAGGTTGCTATATCCAGGGAAGAGAACATATGATTGAGTGATCTCACTAGAATCTGGTCTAAACAATCTATAAAGAACTCTGAAATCCGCAGTTGAATGGCGATAAGAAGAAACTAGAACTTTAAGAGAAGTTGCTGGTTGTTTTAGATTAACTCTATTGGAGAAGTAAATCATTGAATGTGGATCACCAATAAGCAGTGAACTTGCACTTTCATTTGTATAATTTGAAACTGGATTGTTAATAGAGTTTCTTATTAACTCAACGTGGGAAACATCGAGATCAATATATGGTGATAGGTATTTATTGGTAGAAAATAGACTTATTGCAACAGTAAGTGATTTATTTCTTGGGAGGGATGTCAGTCTTTCAGTCTCATTTATCTTGGAGCAAACTAATCTTGTTGATTCAAGATTATTCACCTGATTGATTTCAACATCTTCAAATCCTTGATCAATAAAGGAAACTTCATTACCACCTGCACTAGTTCCAGATACTGTTCTGATTTTTCCATTAACAGTGGTATTTTTTCCAGGTGTGAATATTCTGTATTGTGGTGTAACGCTATTAAACTGCATATTTCTGGATGCATATACGTTATTTCCACCTAAGAACTTTTCATCAGCGAAGTTTATCTGTGTTGCACCAGATGCTCTATCTTCTCTATCAAACTCAAGATAATATTTGTTTTGATCTCTTGCTTGATTAAGATCATTTGTTGTTGCCATGTTATGAGTTCTGTTAATCTTGGTTAAAGAAACTCCATTAAGTTCATACTTATAGACAAAAGATCCAATAGCATGTTGTGATTGAGTAGTACCACTAATACCTCTTGTTGATATTCCCAAAGTTCCAGATCCAATGCTTGTATAGTAAATAATTTCATCATTTACTTTAACATATCCTCTACTTGTGGTAATACCTTCAAATATTGAGAAGTCTGTAGTGCTAGCAACAGATATTACTGTTGATGTTGATTGGAGTGCCGAAGAAAGTGTTGTTGGAGTTACATTTGGTTCAACACCTGTGATTTTAATCACATTATTGTCCGCAGACATGCCATGATTATAGTCATTTATTTCAAAAACATTTCCTGCAAAAGTGTTATTGGTTAAGGCAGAATCTCCTCTGTATGTTGCAGTTGCACCCAAAGAGATAAGAGTATTGGACGAGTCATAATAAAGCACGTTTTGTCCAGAAATGAACTTTTCTCCAGTAACGTTAGTCAAGAATAGAGTATCAATATTTGCAGTTTCTCTTACCGAGATTCTTGCACCAAATCCTCTAGATACATGTGCAGTTGTGACTCCGAGTACATCTCCAACAGAATATCCATTTCCAGTATTAGCAATAGAAACAGTAGTAATGCCACTATTATGGAATGAAACTGTAGCAGTTGCACCACTTCCAGAACTTAAGATTGGATAAAGAGAAACATTTGTGTATGTTCCACTTGAATATCCATATCCAGGATTAGTTGTTGTAATACCCGTTATAGGTTTAATACTTCCACCAACCGATTCAATTATTCCAGTTATTGCATTTGATGCAGATACTTTTGTTCCAATTGTAAGAGTTGTATTCAAACTTATCGAGGAAGTAATGCCAACTTTAACTTTTCTTGGAAGAGTTCTGATTGGATTTGAGTTTAACTTTGGAAGATATGCATTAGTTTCATCCAGATTTGGATTGTAGAAATATGCACTTCCAGCCGAGGATGTAAAGGCACATCTATATAACTTAAACTTCAAATCATCATACTGGCTGGCAGTCCATATTGTACCATTTTGTGATTTAAACAAACTTCCCATTGCAAATTGTTGGGAAACAACAACACCCTGAACATTTGGCAGAATCTGACCTTCAATCGTCTTTTCACCCATTCTTGCAATCCAGGCTTCATACTGATCACTATCAGAACGGAGAACGATTGCATATTCTTTATTTGGTTCTAAGAAAATTGGTGCTTTGAACTTGACATTTGTTACTGCATTTGCATTGTCAGATACATTTATTTGATTTGGTTGAACAGTTACTGTTGCCAGATCGGATACAAGTCTTCCAGTAGGAGTTCCAAGTTCAACTGGTCTCAGTTCAATCGTGAGTGGAAGAGAATCATCCTTGTTTGCCAGATAAAGATCGACAGAAGATACAAATGCACCATCACCATCTACCGTAAACGATTGTGCCAGTGGATCATATGGCAAAAGAATGACCGTAGATCTAATGAAGGTGTTAACGATGCCAGTAGATGTATAACTTGTTTCTCCAGAACTTATCAGTAGACTTCCTGGTAATGGGGTTTTATTTGTAGAACTTGAAGTTATTCTAAATGTTTTGTTTCCAGTTTCAATCCTAACAGCTGGAGGTGGAGATGCTAAAGGATCTCTAATAAAGAATGTTCCATGGATATCGCCAAAGTTATCAGTTGTCAATCTGATGTTTGATACAGTAGCTTGTGCTCCACTTGTTTCACCCTTTAATGTTGTTCCAATAACAACGTAACCACTATATTGTCCTTGTGCTTCCTCTGATAGTGAGAATGTATCAACGTTCAGTAGTGTTGATGATGCAGTATATGCAGTTGTTATAGCAACATTTTTATCGTATGGATTTGCGTTATATACAAGAACTGAGTTATTGTATGCACCAGTTTTGTGATTTGGAGCAGCAACTCTAAATCTTATTAATCTTACGTTTGTACCATCTTGAGCTGTTATTGATCCAGTAACTGTTTCTCCAGTTTGGAATGCTGGAGATCCATTTGTCATCCCAACTTCAAGTAGTTTTGGTACATAATCAAGTCCACCATTTCCATCTAGGAATCCATAATATCTTGTATATGGTTTTAAGTTGTTAACAATAAATTCTACGTTTCTTGAACGCATAAACTGTTCTGAAACGGAACTCACCAGAGTATTTGTTGTCTGTGCTCCACTAGCACCACCTATTCCAGTAAATCTTGTGCTTGTTCCACCCTCCAACTGAATAGTTCTAACCCAATTATCAACAGCTGGATTGAGTTTTACCGAACCAACCCAACTTACAACTGAGAATGGGTTTATATTTTCAACTCTAGATGCAAGTGGTTGTCCAATCCATTCTTCCTCTTGATAGTTTAGTGTAACAATAGGTCCAGTCTTTCTAACATTTGAATCTAAGAGTGGAGAATTTGATGATAGATCAATTACAGACTCAGCAACTGTTGATGCAAAAGCAATCTGAGTTTTAATGGTATTTACAATATTTGGTGATACCATCTGATTGTTTACTGGATCGATGTCACATTTTAGATCAAAGTTTGACTGATCGAGTAAATCTCTATTTCTAAAGTTATCGACAAAGAAACCAGATTTAAATCTACTTAATCCGTCAGCATCTTGTATTTGAAGTGTTTTAGTGTCTACTTCTAGAAGAGAAAGTGTGGTGACCGTTTCTAAGTTGGTGATTCTTGTATCAAGATCGCCAATGTCTCTCATTGTATATCTTCTATTATCAATTAGAGAAATCTTTGCATCAGATGGCGAATATAAAAATGCTGGAAGGTTAATTGTGGCAATATCCATTGCCTCCTCTACGTTCAGAGGTGGTTTTGGATTATCCGAAGATACTCCCTTGATAACAGAAAACTGTCCATTTTTTCCTAAAACTACCTTATCAATTCTTGGTAAATAATAAGAATATCCAATGATAGAACTTTCATTTGGTGCCATAACAACCGTTGGATTTGTTCCAGCAGAAGAGAAGTTTCTGCTATCAAATGCAAATGGAGATCTTGTTGTTAATGCAAAGTCTGATACTTTTGGTCTAAAGTCTAAAGTATCGCTGATTCTCAAATTATTTGATACAGATGGAATATCATTAGCAAATCTTTCGTTAGCATATGATGCAACAGTATAAATGTCTCCAGTATCATTGGAAGGTACTTGATACTTATCATAGACTATCGTTAAAGTTCTTGATGGTTCTGTTGCACCAGGAGTTCTAACTATTCTAGAATAGTCATAGTATTGATCTTTTTGCCCTTTATCTAAAGTATATTTGTTTGTAATATTAATAAAGTTTCCTTTTGTCAGTGATTGAATCGTGCCGAGAATACCAGACTCTTGGAATCTTACTTTTTCACCGATTATGAATGATTCGGAGTTTACGTAAACAATTTCGATCTGGGTAGATGATGATCTTGTTACAAGCTGAGCTATTGCTCCACTAACTGCTCCTAAAATATACTCCCCAATAATAGATGCATTATCTAGATTTAGACCAGTTTCGAAGTTGAGTTTGTCAAATGTTGGAGCACTAGTATTCAGTGATTGATAAACTGCAACCAATTTAACTACATCAGGGACATTTAGTGAGATCTCTTCGTCATGAACTCTCAATCCATAAAACTTGTTATAAGTTAGTCCATCGTTATTATTTGTGCCAATACCAGAATAAGTGTACTTTGACTTGTTGATTATAAGTTTTTCACTTCTAATATAATTTTTTACTTTATTTTGAACCGAATATTTTTTAATAGTTGCTGAAAGAACTACATTAGACTGACTTGCTCTTAGACCATTAAAAGTAATTTGAGTTCCGTTAGAAGACAATGTAAACTTATCTTCGGTAAGTGGCTCAATAGCTCCATCAGAATATGTGATTGTATATCTACTTTCATCAAATACTTCAAAAACAATGTTTGTTAAATCGGTAATAGCAGCAGTTGTAACGACTAATTCGCCAGTTGCAGATACACTGAGGCCAGTAATCTGCCTTATAATTGAAATATTTGATCCAGTTAAATCAACAGTTACTAGGTTTCTTGCGTCAGCTGGTGCATATAATCCAGACTGATTTGCATTTCCAATAGATGGTACGCCAAGAGAGAATGTTGACGTTACGTTTGTCAATGGTAAAGAACCAGAACAAACTCCAGATACAGAATTAACCGCAGCAACAGTCATAGATAATCCATCTGGAGATACTGATACTACTCTATTAAATGTTTCTGTTGAAAATCCTACCGCACCACTAGTTTGATATCTAATGATCGCATCACTCTTAATACCTACAAAGTTTCTTCCATTAGAAGTAACAATGCCTGCATTATTGATAGTTATCTGATCTGTAATATTAAATCCTGATGCGAGTTTTCTATCAAGAACCAAGTCGGCAGAAAAATCTGCAACCGCAGAAAAACCAGAAAATGTGCTAGTATCTTGATAAACCGATTTTATGTCTTGGATTCCATAATCAACGATTTTTTTTACTGATCTTGATACTTCATTCGTTCCGTTAAAGGATAACTTTTCTCCAATCATAAACTGACCAGAAGTTTGATATAGTGTAATAGTTGAAGATCCAATTCCTACAGAATTGACAACGTATCCACTAGCATTACTACTTTGACCTCTTACCAAAGATGTTTCTGGTACTTCATAGCTGTTTACTGGCGTATTCAGTTCTATTTTACTGTATGTCTGTATATCATAGAGATATAAATCCCAAGACGTTGAGAAAGTTGTAAATCCAGCATTAGTAACACCGAAAGAATAAACCCTTGCACTACCAATAGTCGTTCCAGCACCAGATGATTGTGTAAAAGAGGATTTTCTCTGATTCTGCAGATAAATGATATTATTTGTATTGATTGAAATTACTGGAGATCCAGAAGTATTATTAACTCTTAAAAGATTACCTCTACCAAAAGAAACTAATGAGTTATCTACGGTTTTAGTATCTCTTGGTTTAGGTGTATCAATAATCGTGGTTCCCAGTTTTTCAATGTCAAATCCTCTTACGTATGCTTTTCCTGGAGAAACTTTAACACACATTAATCCATCATCTGGATCATTTCCTTCATCGGTCTTTTGATTTGAGAAGAATAATCCACCATTACCAAGACGATCGTTTAGAGAGTTATTTACAGAAACTTCAAAAGGTATTACTGAATAATCTCCAGATTCATCATAAGTTCTTTGTGCAAAATAATTTCTTAGAATATTATACTCTGTTTGAGTTTTGATGATCTTAATATCACCATTTTGAACTCTAAGAATCTCTACAAAGTTTGTATCATTGAAATCATCGATAGATTTCTTTATAAGTGTAGTTGTTATTTTTAATCTATCTGCACCAGGTGCTGCATAGTTAGAAAAACCTCTTGCATTATCATAAAGAGACTCACCACCAATATCTCCAGCAGAAATAATCTCCTCATTAATATTGAGACCAACTCTATATGTTGGGAAAGAATCAAATTGGTCTAGAATGATTGTTTGAGGAGAAACTCTAACAAAAGATCCTCTAATAAAATATACACCTTCTCCTACAGAAGCTGCAGAACCAATCGAAGTTGCATTTTCACTAATCAAACTTGCGATTGTATCTCCAGCAGCAATTGTTGTTGCTCCAAAAGTTACATTTTCTTGGACTATTAAGACTTCATTGTTTAAGAAAGTTGAATATTCCCCATTACCATCACTATCAATATAGTTTACATAGATGGTTAGATTTCCAGTATCTGATTCTGTTTCTGAAAGATATCCTTTTATTGTAGTATCATTTCTTCCTGCTGGTAACACAACAGCAGAAACTCCAGAGGTTTGTCCTCTTATTACTTTTCCAACTAACTTATCAGCATAAAGAGAAACATCTACACCAAGATGTGCAGTATTTAACTGAACCGCATAATATTGACCATCATAAGTAACATTTCCAGGAATGACCATAGATCCTTCCTTGAAAATGTGACTACCGAAACTCTCAACTTGATTTTGAAGTATGGATTGTAGAGTCGTTAGCTCTCTAGCTTGAATCGGAAATCCTGGTTTAAATAAAACCTTATAAAAACTACTATTTGGATTGTAGTCGTCATAATATGGATTTATGTTGAGATTCGTTTTTTGCGGCATTTTAGAATTCCAAAATTACTTTAATGTCCTCTTTCTGTCTGGAGTTTCTAGACACTGTTGGTCTATTATCTAAATAAATGATCTCTCCCGATCTTTTATTTATCTCTGGATTTGCAAGTCCACTATTGAACTGAACGCCAAGATTTACTGATCTTCCAGATATAACAGTAGTAATACCAGTAAAGTTTGTATCAATCGATGCCTGAAAAGAACCACTTGCATTTGTCACTGAATTATTAGATGCTGTAAAGTTTACAACATATCCATTAGAAGAAATACCAACATAATCTGTTTGATCCCCAACAGTTTGATTGAACTGGAGCGATCTATCTCTATAATACTTAAGAACATTAGTTTCATCATCGTATGATGCAACATAACCAAAAGCAGTTGTCAAACCAACAGTTTGTTTAATCTTATCTCCTATTGCAATAGTTCCACTTACGTTTTTTACTTTTAATGAATAAACAGAGGAAAACTGATTTTCAGTAAAGAGTGAAGTTGATCCTATCGAGGTTGGATTTTTGATTATTCCAATCTGTGCAAATTTGGTATCTATTGGGAAATCTTTAGTAGAATCATCAAATCTGGCGTAAAGAAGAACTCTATCAGATCCTAGTTCTTTGTAAATATCAAATCCATGACCCCTTGATGGTGGAATGATTGGAATTAGTTTTGCAAAAGAACTAATGGTGCTTTGGTTAATCGCACCTAAATCAACCATACCGTAACTATAGTCTTTACCACCAGAAGATACTTGTGCTGATGTAATACGACCACTGTTATCAGTAGTTAATACAACTTTTCCTCCACTACCATCACCAAGAATATTAACTTCCTGACTTAAACCAATACCATATCCAAATCCTTGACGATCAATATATACGATTTTTATCTGATTTTCATTCACACTGGAATCACCATTTTCTCTGATTGATTGTATCTGTGGATTTACTGATGATTGCCAGTTACTAGGGACGGGAATATATTCTACAGAATCAAACTTGATAATATCGTTTGGATCAATGGTATACAGATACTTCCAAACGTAACCATCTCCACTTTCACCAGCTCTAGATGGTTCTAAGTCTGTAAATGTTGGCTCATCTTGAGATGCATTTCCTGTTGGATTTAATCCTGATGATCCGTTATCTAGGCAAATGTAAACTTTGAACTCACTGTTCATCACATAATAGTTCGCATCATAAAGTCTTGAAGATGATGTGATTGCAGATGGATAAAAAGCACTATAATCATGCCTATACATTTCATAAGTTGTTCCTTGTGCCCAATCAACCCTTCTAACAATCCTCTTTACATTATTTGCAGTAACTTTTTTACCAAAAATCATTGTGTCATACACATGATTGACATAGTTTTGGTTATCTATTGGGGATGGAGGTCCAGCACTGTTAGTATCCCAATCAGAACTCCTACCAAACCCAACGGTTGGGGAAGATGATTGTGGTAGACTCAGGAAAATATAATAAGAGTTATTGGAATTCTCAACCGAGTTGACAAAATTTTCGGCATTAAGAATTCTGAACTGGTCAGTTACAATTGCAGACATTATAGACTAGACTTTTTTCTATATTTATACTAAGTTTAGAGCTTCTTCTTATACGCACCATTGTCACGTAAACCATACCCCCTTCTTTGTATTGTTGGAAATGTTGATAGACCAACATCAACTGTATAACCAGTAACTGCAAAAGAGACTGGTTGTGAGGATCTAGAGAATCCAGAAAGTTTACCCCAAGATATTCTTCCAAGATTATTACCAGTTGTTGCAATACCAACAATGTTGGTTGTTGATAAGATATTTGAGGTAATAATTCCAGTTAGAGATCCAGAGTTGTATGAGTATTGGTGTGCATAGAAGATATTATCTAAGAAAGTAGATCCAATACCAACTATAGATGAATCTTGCCCATCTACAGAGGTTACACCATGACCAACCTTAGAGTCAACAAGAACAAATGGATATCCAGAAATAAGGTCTCCTGGATTTGCTACCCCAGTTAAATTTAACTGCAAGCGGAGTGCTAATGGATGACCAGAAGTGCCGCTAGTTGTGCCTATTCCAGTAACGATTCCAGTGAATCCAGTTATAGTAGTAATCGTTGTGAGAATCTCAGAATCAATATTCTGAATAGGAATAATAACTTGTGGTGGTGCAGTTTTACTATAACCAAGACCTTGGCTTATAACACTTGCAGAAGTAATAGAACCATTGGTTATAGTTGCTGATGCAGTAGCAGTTGATCCAATACCAACACCAACTCTTGATGGTGCTGAGATCTTGATCGTGAGTGCTGCCCCAACGTATCCACTACCGCCGCTAACGATGTTAATCGATGTGATTGTACCAGCAGCAGAAACTATCGCTGTAGCGGCAGCAGATACCTGATCTACACCTTGTATCAATAGTGCATTAACTGAAGGAATAGTGATAGCAGTGCTAGGATCATTTTCCTCATATTTAAATGACTGTGCATTATCTACAAAAATCTCATTATGACTAGAACTAAAGTTTTTAATAACTTTTGAGGATGGGAAAATCATCCCTTCAATCGAATCTCTTGCCTTAGAAACTATCTCATTATTAATAATCAGATCAATCTTTTGTTTAGTCCATGAGAGAGGTCTATAAAGATTTTCGTCTATACCTTTTCCCGAATATATGTTAGTTTCTAACGTATCAGAAGAAGTAATATTGAAAACTCTACGAACATCTTGAGTTTTGATGGAACTGTTTTGATCGTTTTTAAATAGTTGAATATTATCTCCAATCTTAATAGTTTCAGTGATATTGACTAACTGACTATCAGAGTTTCTAGTTCCTCTATAGAAAAATATTGCAATCTTATCTTCTTCTTTTGGTGGATCTGTAAATATAAACGATGTTCCACCATCAAACTGGTATGCACTTCCAGGTGTTTGGACGACACCATTTACAAATATCAAGAGAACTGGTGCAAGATCAATCTCCAGAGAAGATGCATCAAAAGGATTCTTCTCAAAACTAAGTAGTTGACTATTCTTATAAAGTGGGAATCTCTTTCTTATACCATTTTGTAGAGAGGAGACTGAATCAATATTATCGAGTTCTCCAAACTGCCATGATGAAAAAGTGTCTGTATATGTGTCCAATACAGTAAACTCACAATCAATTAGTGGAGAAGATAATCTTCTATCAGTTACAATACCGATTGGTTTAAATACGTCACCTCTTCTAAATGCGTATCCACTGTTCTTAATAAAGAAGTTTTTGACTTGGAAGTAACTTGAACCAATTCCAACTAGTTCAGATGGACCCATTTCTAGAGTAACCTTGAATCCAATCCCTGTCTCTGATGTTGTTCCCAAACCAACTCTAGAAACACCAGTTACTGATAGGTCTTGATATGATGGATCCGAAATCGCAATCGAAGTATTTGTTCTGGCATATCCAGTTCCGCCAGAAACAACAGTAAATCCTAGTGTTCCACCAATACCAGGTAGTGCTGTAATAACCGCACCATTTCCAGTTGGTGATGTTACTGCAATACTAACTTGACCATAATAACCAGATCCGATCAGATCTGTTGTACCCAATCCAACAGAAGTGATTGTGCCAGATCCGTTCATTACTGCGGTAACTGCAGCACCAACTAAAGGTGCAAATCCAAGACCACCAGTAAATCCTAGAGAAACAATCACACCACCTCTTGGTAGTTGATTCTGATTTACATCATAATCTACTGTTATTCTGGATCCGTTAGATGATGTAATGCCTGAGAAAATAACACTAGAAATTCCAGATACTGAAGATGCAAGTTGATAGTTATTTCCTGCATTATTTTCAGTAGTTGGTGTTTGGAATATTCCATTTATAAACAAAACTCCGCTTCCAGTCTCAATGCCAGTAGTGTTGACGCCAGATACTGTAAGATTAAATGTAGCACCAATGCCAGTGAATTGATCTGAAACATCATCAAATAGTAAGTTGTTTGTATAATTTTTTCTTAGATAAACTCTCCCCTCAAAAGATGATGTTGCTGGTTTTAGATTAGAATCATTTACAGCAATATTTCCAGGTCCTTTTGGAGGATCAGTAAAGTAAACTGTGCTATTGACAATGTTAAATGAACCTCTATAAACTCTCAGATAAACACCATCATTATGAGTAGATGCTGCAGATCCAACAGATCCTCTGATAACATTCAGTAATGCGGTTGTTCCTATTCCAGTTATTGGTCCAGATGAAGATGTGCCAAATCCAACAGAAACAACCTTCATATATTCATCACCGACTCTTACCAGATCTTTTGGTTTAATAGAAGTTATTCCAGAGACCGCAAATACTGTAGATGCTGTTCCGATACTTCCACCGTTTTGGGTGAGATTATAGTTCAGTGGCGTCCAAGAAATTGGATTCTGTACAAGACCATCTACAACTATTAAAGATCTTTCAAGTTTTTTGATTGTATCAAACTTGTGAGCATTTCCAGATCCAACATTAGTAAATGTTACATATATTCCAGCAGTTGCATATTCTTTTCTTGTTGATATTCTAAACTGGTTTGGATTAACTTTAATAGCATAAACTACTGGTGGTAAAATATTTGTTACAATACCAACATGATTTAACGTCGATCCAATACCAACTGGGTATGAAGAAACACCAACAAATGAAGATCCTGGAAGATAGTTAAGTTCTTCTCCAGTATTAAAGAAGTGATTAGCGATTGTAAATACACCAGTTTCTTTATTCAGAACAGTGATGTTTGATGGATCAAATGTTTTTATAAAAATAGGAGTACCATTGTAAGATAGATCAAAATCAACGCGATTAATCTCATCAAGATTATATCCAAGATACCTATCTAAGATTAGATTTTCGAAAGTATTTCCGTACAACAAATCATCAGGTAGATTTATATTATCATTCAATGTATACAATAGTTCATTATATGATTTAATGGTGTAGTTTCCACCCAAGGATGCGATTGGATAAAACTCAAGTACAACATTTGATCCAGAGTATGATGCTCCAAAAGTTCCTAGTCCTGTTGTATTTCCTACAGAAACGAATGGAAGTTCTGTAATATTTGCGGAGGTTAAAACATTACTATTTGTTAGTAGAACTTGGTGAACTGCAGTCGTTGATCCAACACTAACATTAACAATAGATTTTACAGTTGATATCTTTTCTTTATCAACTGCAATAACAGTGGTTTTTCCAGTACCAACAGAATAGTGAGATTCTAAACGTGCAGATCTTTCAGAATCATCAGATTGTCCAGTTGATTTAAATCTATATGTTCCAATTCCTATCGCTGTCGATCCAAATCCAATGATTCTTGCTTTTAGAACTACATTATTTGATCTATTATTCTTATAAGTTAAAGATAAAACACCACTGTTCAGATTAGATCCGAATGTACCTATAAAGGATTTTGAAAGACTATCAATAGTCTCATTTGAGTTAAATGAATATTCTGAAACGTAAGAGTTTACGCCATCATGAGTAAGAATAACCTCAGAGTAATCAACCTGAGAGTTTGTATTATCAATGATTTGTACTGTACCGAAGATCGTATTAAAACTTGAGATAGGTACAGATGTTACTACAGAAGTCGTGCTTGAAGATATTCCTGTAGAGAATCCTGTAATGTTTACAAATCCAACAGATGTACTTCCTATTCCACTAGATGCAGATGTAAAGTAGTTTCTGAATACTTTAATATTATAGTTCTGATTATAAGGATCAGTTGGTTCAACTCTCAGATTAGCTAAGAAAGAAAGATCATCATATCTTGCATTAATCTCAGCTATAGCACTGTTTGTATTGTAAACACTACCCTTTTCAAAGGTATATGTATTTTTGTTAGCATCAATACCAACAACAATTTCGTTAGTTTGAATCTGAGTCAAATCATCATTTGTTATCTGAACTAAGAATCTAGAATAGTCTATATTTGTTGGATAGGGTTGAAGATCTTTATGAAGTATTTCTACAAGATCTTTATTTCTAAACAAATTACTAATATCATCAATCTCAAGAACTCTATTAGTTCTACACTCAATATAATCGGATACTTTTCTATTCTTTAGTTGAACATATTTTGAAGCATTATTTTCTACATCAATATCAATACTTAAATCATAAGTATTGATTGTATCTACTCTATTTTCATTTACAACATCAATAACTATAGTTTGTGAGGAAATATTCGTATTTGCTACTGAAACATTTGTGCTTTTTTGAACCTGAAGGTCTGCAAAGTTCTTAAGACCTGCAGGATGGACCATTCTATTGACAGGAGTTACAATAGTTTTATATTCTAATGGACTCTTTATTGTGTAAGAAAGGTTTTGGTAATAATCATTATCTGGTATTACCTGAGTGTCTTCATTCAGTTTTCCAGTATTTGTTATCCAACCATTTTCAAAGGAAAGCGTTGCTCCAGTTTCAAATCGTGCATTGAACTTAGTTACTCTATTGATCTGAGCAATACTTCCAGATAAAACTCCTTTAATATTAAAGTTTTGTTTAATATTATAGTCTCCTTTGACTTTGATAAAGTCTTCAGAAACAACTAATACTTGTAAATCACTTTCTGCAAATACTGATGGATTTTGCTCTGTACTTACTAGTAAGTCCTCACCAACAAAGAAACTATTTTTCTTTTGTGTCGTATTAAATCTTGGGTATAGAGATTGTTTTACAAGAGAAGCAGTTGCAAGTTGCGTAGTCTTAGCTAATCCAGCATCAGTTGTATAATCTGCAACTGAGTATGATAGTTTTACTGGATTTACAGTATCATTATAAGAAATAACATCGAAGAAGTTATATCCATTATCTTTGGAGTTAAATCCAGATCCAGATGCATAGTTCACAATTCCTTCAACAAAAATCTTATCCCCAGGTTGTACGTAGGCAGTTGTAAAACCAAGAGTAGGAGTGTCGATGTAGCAAGTAATGACTCCAGATCTTGAAGATTCTACAGTTTGAATTCTGATTCCATTGTCATTGTTTTCTGCGAAGACTGTATACGAAGTGCCAACAAGACCACCACCAGAAGCAATTACATTAACTGATTTGATGGTATTGACCGCCATCACTGGTTCAATAGCAACTGATGGGACAGCCAAACCAGTTTGAGTATTCACTAGTGTTAAAGATGGTGCAAAGTTATATCTACCTCCACCAAATACAACAATAACAGAATCTAGAGCATTTGCAGATTTTAGATTAAGAATCGAAGGAACATCTGCTTTGGGTCTAAGAGTTTTGTCTGAAGAATATTCAAAACCTTGATTGATAATTCTTACTCTGTTGATTTGACCAATATTATCAGATTTTGCATAAACTTCTGCATTTTTACCAAAAGAAGTTTCTATAGAAGAAACTATTGGCGATTTTGTATATCCACTTCCACCAAATACAACTTTAATATCTTCTATTCCACCATTAGCAGTAAGAGATGAAGTCGTATATCTGATTTCATCACATTCTGTTGGAAGATATTTAATTTTTTCTGGGTTTTCTAGGAGATTTATATTAAATGTTGTACTACCTATTCCAGATATTGAATATGTTCCATTATAAGAACTATTGGTAAATAGTATTTCCGAATCATTAATAACTTCAACATCAGATGTTGAAATAAAACCAGATTTTTGAACAGCATAATATATTTTTTGTGGTATATTTGTTGAGAATCCTACTGTTAGTCTAGCATTTGTTGATACTCCAACAGTACCAACTCCAGATACTGTAAAAGTATTAGTAGATCCAGTGGAAACAAACTCATTATAATATTCTTTATCGTAGAAAAGTTTAAACTTATATCCACTTAAAGATGAATGTGATAAGTCAAAGACAAGATCATTATTTTTAACTACGGATATTCTGGGATTAATTTTAGAGAAAATATGTCCAGATCCACCAGTGCTTGCAATACTTACAAATATTGGAGAGTCTCCAGTTGCACCAATATATGTTGATGATAACTTGAAGTTATTGTCATCCACTTTATATACAAAGTATCCGCCAGTCTCTAGTCCAGATATAATTTGATCTGTCGAATTATAAAAAATCTTATCCCCACTAACAAAACCGTGATTTGTGATAGTGATTTTATCATTTACACTATCTACTGAAGTAGAAGTAAATCCGATTGGATTGATCAATAGTTTTTCAATACTTGAGTTAAACTGGACTCTTACTATAGTTGAAGTTCCTATTCCAACCGAAAGATTTGGTTTAATAATTAAATCAATCTGATCATCATTTTTTAATGAATGTGAAGAAGCAACAGAAACAGTTGCTTGATTCTTCTTAACTACTCCAGTTACTTCGGTTAAATTTGAACGAATAAAATAACTGTTTGAGTTTGATCCTGCATTTATGAAATAAACATCATCGGAAAATAATGTGGTTCTTATCCCAATGGTATCTTTTGATTTGGATGAAATAAAAACTGTTTGAGTATCACCAGACAATGGTAGATTGAAATACGATCCATCTGTCAGTGTAGAAATTCCTAAAGATGAGGAGGACGAATCTTTTCCAAAGATAACTTGTTGATTATCATAGAATGGGTGATTTGGAATATAAATCGACTTCGTTAATACTGAAATTGTGGTTGTTATTCCACCAACACTATATGATAGTGTACTTCCAATACCAACTGCTGTTCCAAGTCCAACCGTTTGTAATGGGTTAAAATATCTCTTTGTGTTTATTGAAGAGTCAAAATAGTTTCCTTTTAAAGGAATCTGAAACTCTATTGGTTTGTAGAATACTGTCGTAGATTCTGTATGTGCAGAACCAACTATACCACGAGATACTCTTAAAAGATTTTGTGGTCTAAAGATGTCAAGGATTGTTAGTACTTCCGTTCCAATACCAATGTTGGACTGCGATCTAATATTTTCAGGAATATCAGAAACATAAATGTCTTGCACAACCCCTGGAACAGCATTTGCCGCTACTGCATTAATCAGAGAAGCTTTGTAAGTTGTAAATCCTATTTGATGAATACCATTTAGATTAGCAACATGTGTTGATAATCCAGTAACTTCAACAACATCTTCAGATGTTAAACTATGATATGATGTTGTTATAGCAGTTATAGTATTTGAATTCTCCCAAATAAAGACAACATTATCATATTGATCAATAGTAGTCTCAATCTTACTTATTCTACCACCCTTAATTTTAGAAACCTTTGCAGATAATCCAGAACCACCACTATTTTCTTCTTCAAATATTAAGTTATCATTGACTTTGTATCCAGATCCTGAGTTGATAATATCAAAATCCGAAACCTCTCCTTCTTTTATTGACTCAACAACAGACTTTTGTAGAATGATCTCATTGGATTCTATTAAGAAATCATTGTCGGCATATTTTTCATTAACATTATATGGGAATGTATTTCTAATTAATTCTGAAGAGTTGAAATCAAACGTTGTTTGACTTAACTTCTTATTGAATGCATAGTTTTCTTCTAATGGATTACTTCTATAAGTATTGCCAATAAAATATGGGAACTGTGGATCTAATGTACCAGTGATTATATTTAATGATAATGAAGCAAAGTAAGCATAAGTCCCCTGAGGAAACTCTGGTGTAACGCAATATCTACCATTATATTGATCTAGATCATTTGATCCAGTATATTCATAGTCTTCCACAAAGAAACCAGCAGTAAATCCAGATGGTCTATTTTTAACGATTGCTACATTTGGAGAATATGAAGATTTGACTATCTGGATTGATGAAGATACATTCTTAGGATCGGCATATCCATATGGTCCATATATTGGATTTCCATCGTATGCCCATCCAATGATTGGAGAGTGCTTAGAACTGTCTATATCTAAAAACTCATTTCTTGTATTAGATCCATATGCAAGCACTCCATATTGCAATAAATCATCATTTCTATGTAAAACTTCTCCTCCCCACACAGAAAATCTCATTGCAGAGTTAATCGTCAAATCTCTAATCTTAGCATCTAGTATGAGCCCAGATCCAGGAGAAGATGCAATAACATTTGTGTCTGCTATATTGTAGTTTATCCCTGTCTTTAAAACAACAACACTAGTTACGGACCCATTGGAAACTATTGCTCTGAGTTTACAACCAGATCCACTAAAACTATTGACTATCAAGTCTGGTGGAGCAGTATATTCACTACCTCCAGACTGAACTTGAACCCTTACAATTTTTCCACCAAATATGATTGGTTTAAACTCAGCATTCTTTCCATTTTTAACCGTCAGTAAAGGTTTCTTATTGAAGTTTAGAATATTTGATCCATAATCAGAACCAGATTGATATAAGAATGCATCTACAATCGAACCTCTAAACTTAGGAGTCGCTGTAATAACTCCTACAATCGTGCTTGCAAAAGAAACGTTAACATTAACATTTATTTCTGGATAGTTAAAAATGTGAAATCCAGATCCGTTAGATTTAAACTTAACATATTCTCCTCTCAAGTAGTTTTCTGTAACTGTTCCACCAATTCCAGCATAGGAAAGTCTAAATGCATCACTATTAACTCTAATGACTTTATACTGATCAGATGTTGATAGTCCAGAAATCGCTGTACCCGTTGTTGAATATGTAACAACGTCTCCATTAGAATATCCATGATTATTGAATTGTATATAATTTTCTGATGTTGATATGTTAGATGGATAAGCGATAACCTTTCTGTTTTCATATCCAGATCCAGAATTTATTACTTTAAGTGAAGAAATCGTATTTCTACCATCAAACACTCTAAACTTATGAATACCAAGAGTATTTGTAGTAGTGAATCCAACTGTATTGATTCCACTTAGATAATCAGATTGGCTTTCATAAAGTTGTATCGCAGATGAGTTAATAACTCCTGCATAATAAACTGCCCCAGAAACAAGAGATCTATTTTGGTTTGTATTTGATCCTTGATAACTACCAATACCTAGAGGTTGATTTCCATTTGGATCGTATACAATCTTTTCACCACTGATAAAGTTATGGCGTTGTAAGAAAACTATAGTTTCATTAGTTACATTTATTCCACCACCTTCAAAATCTTGTTTAGCATTAAACTCAACTTCTCTATACCTTCTTTCCAAGATTGCTTGAACTTCTGCTCCAGCACCGTTTCCACCAGTTATCTCTACAGAAATAACTTTTTCAATATCAAAATCAATAGGATCAATAGAAATATCTACAAGGGATCCCCTTACTACAGGTTGAATAAGTGCTGTTGTGCCACTAGAAACTACAGGTTTTGATACTGAAATAACAGGAGGATTAATAATGTCATAGTTATTTCCACTATTTAATATCGAAACACTAGAAAGTGGTCCATAGTAAATCTTATCATTTGATTTATAGTTAATAACTTCAGTACCATTAACTAATATGCCAGTTCCACCAGATATGGTTTGAATATCATCTCCAGTTTGAGAAGGTTGACTTAATGGAAACTTTCTTAGTATTTTTTGTGGCGTTAGTTTTTTATCTCTCTGATCAACTAGAGAAAACTTATGAGCACCATTCTGGGGATTGAATACTAGATAGTCTCCAATATCAATAAAAGATCTTGACTTGTAAAGTTTAACTTTATTAGGAGAAGATGTATCAACCTGAACAAAGTATCTTCCAGATTGAAGTCCACTTATACTTGTAGCAGATCCAACTGGTTGATAGTAAACTTCATCGCCAGTTAAAAATGGAACATTAGATGTAAATGCAATAGTCGAATATCCGTCTTTTGATGCATCATAGTCTTGTAGTGTTCCGCTGGCAGTTGTTGCTGATGCTACCTGGGCAGATATTAAATTAAGAGATATTTGATGTGATGGGAATGAGTTTGATGCAATATATGCATATTCATCTTTTTCATTATATGCATTTGTAATATCTGATGATATTAGATCATTTCCATATTCAATAGCAACTCCAGAACTTGAAGCCTTTTTAATTTTTCTCCTAATATCATATTCTAGGTTTTGATTTAGTGCTCCTACACCACTAAGAACCATAGAGTTTCCAGAAACTGATGAAACAGTTGCATTTGATGTAACAACAGTTTCAGATCCTCTTAAAAGTATATCGACATAATCTCCAAATTTTAACCAAGAATCATTGATTTTATCATAAACAACAAAGGTTGAACCAGAGAAAGATTTTACCTGTAATCTGCTGGATGTATTGTAGATTAGAGAGTTAAAAAACTTTTCTTTATATGAAATATCAGTCTCTGGATCTTCAATTTTTTCTCCCAAGTTTTTGACAAAGATTGGATCTCTCTCTTGGAAATCTAAAATGTTAGAAATCGATGCAAAATTTGATAATACGCCACTCACTCTAAAGATAACAAGTTTATTTCTATCCCCATTTTCAAATCCATAAACAACTTGATCCGATCTAATACTAGTAGTCGAAGAAATACTCGTTGTTATTCCAGTACAACCCAAAAACTGGTTGACTGTTCTTTCTGTGTACGAAATGTTTTGCCCATTACAAACCAAATAACCTTGATTAGCTGGTAAAAATCCAATAGTTGAGTCTACAGTTATTACACTAACCCCAATTCCAACATCACCAATGATTTTTGTCTTTCCCGCTACAACAAAATTACCTGTGATTAGACTTTGATCTTCAAATCCAACAAAAAGTGAAATTTTATAGAATGTTTTGTTATTTCTTGATATAATTTCTACTTCTGATATTGGTCCACTGGCAGTTGGTACTAAGTCGTTTACATCTTTAGTGCCCAAATCATTACCATACCCCTGATATAGAGTTTGTCCAATCAAATTTGTTGGATTTCCAGAGATTAACTCAGTAACAAGTACTTGTCTTCTGATATATTCCGAAGATGATGGCTTGAGAAGTAAATTTTCTAGGTCTAAAATAGTAGGAGTGATGCCATAGAGGACATTAAAGAGTATTCTAAACGATTCTTTAGTGCCTTTTGACTCATAAAGTGATCTGGCTTCCTTAATAAAGTTGCCAACGTTCAAATTTTTGGTAAAAGATACTCCTTCTAGACCTGGAACTAACTTATACTTTACTTTTTCAAAAAATTCTTTAAGAAAAAGAGTACTTAAATTGGACAAATATTGATTTTTTGTGTGATTTTCTGCACTTGTCTGCTCAAAAACAAGATCTTCTTGATTATTTTCAGCATGGTAAGAAGTAATTCCGCTAAAACCACGAATACAACCAGTAAAACTGTTCGTAGTTATACCAGTATAAGTGATAATTTCACTATCAATCTTGATTAAACCATATTTTTCAGGATATCCCTTGGTTGTATTGACATAAATCGTCTGAGAAGAGATTCCAACAGATGAGGTTAGGTAACTGTTGTCATAAAAGACCTCAGGGACAAGGTTATCAACGTTAATATATTGATCAATATTTTCGGTAAGATCACTTACACTACTCTGGTATTCTTGTGATATATAATATTGCTTTAAGAAATCGGAAAAATTTGGATTTTCGTCCAGAATAAACTCTGGCAGCTGACTTTCTAAAATCTGCTGTACCTTGACTCTTGTTTCAAATCCAGTCTTTATCATTTTATCTCGTTAAATTTCCGTTTGGATAACTTGAAATATTTGCAAATCCTACTCCAGATATCTTTTCTCCAGAGGATATCGTATCTTTCACAATATTTATTGTGCTTTTCGAAACATCAAATGATAGATATAGGTCTTTAAGACCAATAACATCATTAGAATCTGGGAACGCTTGAACTTCGATCACATTATTTGGTGCAGAAGTTTCTGTAATAACAACTGGATTGAGAATTATCTCTCCATTTTCATAGTCAACTGTTCCAGCAGACTTAACAATAACAACATAGATAACCTGTCCAGACTCATCAACTTTTGGTTCAACTACAGAAATAACTCCTTCTTTGCCGTCATCATTTGGAACATCGGTAAGATAAACCACATTTGGATGTCCAAATACCTTGAATCCAGTGCTCTTAATATTAAGTCCGTCTGGATTTGCATGGAAAGCATTTCCAAAACAGATTTCATATTGAGTTGGGGTATTGACAGATACTTTAATATCTCTTCTTATTCTAACTTTTGTAATATTTGATGTGATTGAGCGGTCAACATTGTCAATCAAAGATACTAATCTACTGTACTTAAAGCGTCCTCCAAACTTATTCAGATCTATAGATCTAGAATATTTCTGAATGGAGCTAATGATCGACGATTTTAAGGAATCTGTACTACTTACTCTACTAGTATCATAATAAACAGAACTATCAATCTCAATATAAAGAACTTTAAGATCTACAATTTCCTGATTGATTCCAGAAATCACATAGTTTTTCAGTTTAGAATAAATCTGAGTTTTAACAAAATCAGAAATAAATGTACCATTTTTTGGTTTGATGCTGATTTGTACCTTACCAAACTGTGGTGGATTTAACTCCTCACCACCAACTACAGACACTGATTCCGTATCTGGGTAAATTGTTTTGATAATAGCTTCATAATCTCTAGAAGTTACTGCCCTATACTGTGATGAGTATATTCTGGGTGCATAGTATTTGATTGAATCGATGGTCTCAATCTCAGATCCAAACTGTGCAGATTGATTTGTTGTTATATCAATGGTAAATGCAACTGTAACAACTGCATTGTTTGCATTTGTAAGTTGCCCAGAATATGAAAACTCTGAGGCACCATTACCATTTTCACCATCTGTAACGACATAATCTACAGTAATGACGGATCCATTTTCAAGTTTCTTTCCAAATATACCATCACCAAAAAGAAGTTCATATTTTTCATCAACAATCTCTTGAATCAAATATATTTCTGATAGATTATTAACATTGACAATGTTATCAACCACAGAATATTCTCCACCAAGTCCAGTATCACTTACACCTTTAACATATACTTTAATGGTAGAAGTATCGACAAAACTGTTATCAAGAATGAATCTTTGATCTACCGATCCATCTACGACAAAAACTTTTTGAAGTAAAACTCCTTGATAAACCTCAATATTATTGAAGTCTGATTTTTTATATGTTATCCCATCAACTACAAAATCTTTTGTTGTTGCCGTAATATTATCAAAAGTTGAGAAGGTGTATGAACTATTTTCTGCCTTCCCAACGCATACTAAACCCTTCTTAAGGGTGAGTGTCGGGGTATTTGCTGATGTTATAGCACTGAATGAAACAGTTGCCTTAGCGGCGGTTCTAGACCTGGGTACGTAACCGATTTCTCTTGCCCTAGAGATTACATTTTCTCTGAGAGTTGCGGAGTCAAGAAAAACCTCATTCAATACCATGTTAGTATTGAATGCATTAATGTAAGTATTATATGCAAGAGTATTGATCAGTACAGAGAAGTTCGATCCTTCAAAGTCAAAGTCAGTAAATTTTGTATTCGCACGAAGATAATCTTTTATTCCTGCCTTAATCTGATCAAAGTCTAAAGTGGTAAATCTTGTGAGTGGCATTATCTATTTGCCTCTAGTAAGAACGTAAACGTTTGAGTTGGTATCTCTTGCCCTATAATATCAAATATAATGGTACATAAAAATGTATTTGAATCTGGTCTTGGATCAACCTCTATCCTTAAGTTGTTAACTCTAGGTTCATAGTTTTTAACTGCAATTTCAATCTGGGATTGAATGCGGGCGGCAGTGGCAAAATCACAAAAATTAAAAAGACTTGCTCTCACATAAGATCCAAAAAGACTGTCAAAAGGAACTTCTGTTGGAATAGTTTCAACAATATTCCTTACAGCCCTACGAATCGCTGATTCATTCTTAAGAATCTGCAGATCTTTAGTAATTGGATGTGGAGTAAAAGATAAATCAATATCTTTAAACTCTCTAGATATCCTTTGGACTGCCATTGATAAAAGTTTCTTGACTTATTTATATTGCAATTCTAAAAGAAAACCATCTTTTGGTAGGCATTAAATCATCCAGAAATATAACTTGGTTCAGTTCCGTAATCCCAGTCATCATAGTCTTCATCGTTTCTAATCTTCTGATGAATCTCATCTTGGATTTTGAAGTTGTGCTTTTTCATGTCATCGTGCATGATCTCTGAAAGCACTCTTTTTTGTTGTGGTTGTTGATAATCGGTGATGAGTTTATTTGTTCCCCACATTTCTCTCATGTAGTTGGGGTCTCTGTCAACTGGTAAATTAGACATTTTAGCTCCTGTTTTAATGAATAAAACAGAACTTTTATAAAGGAGGTTGCTATCTCCCTACTTCTATTTAACGCTCTATTTCACGTATTGAATATGAGTCCGAATTAAGGTATTTTAAGATTTCTAAGGCAATCAAACGTGGATCTCCATCACCACAGGTATACACATCCACCGCTAAACACCCATTTTCGGGCCAAGTATGGCAAGAAACATGACTTTCTGCAAGTGCAATCACGATTGTACATCCCTGTGGATCAAAATGATGCAAAAAT